ATTCTTTCAGCTTGCCATTCTAATTTTTCATTATATTTGGTATCTGAAGAATCAACAGTCCATTCAGTATGCATATACTGTCTTTTTTCTTTATCAACAAAGATAAATTGTAAAACAGGTACTTTATCTCCATCTTTCTTTTCAAATTCTGGATTAAACACTACATTTACTAGATTACTAATAGGAAACTTCCAACCACTAGGAAAATAGGCATCAGCAATAGCTAATTTAGTAGGAGGTAGCATCATTACAGTATTTGTAGCTTTAGTATCTTTAGTGATACCAAACTTTTTTTCTGACATAATATATAATTTTAGATTAATAAATGAAACAGTAATAAAAGGGCAACAATATTATGTTACCCTTTTATGAAAATCTATAATAAGATTAAGAATTAAAGAACATCAAAAGCATCATCTCCTTCACTTTCAGCACCGACAAGGTCTTCTGCTAAAGAATCATCGGAATCTGCATCTGTAATAGGAACTTCTGTTTTCTTAGCTTGTCCTTTGGCTTTGCCTCTTTTAATCTTTTCTTCTTTCTTATTAAAAGAAATAGGATAAAGAGTAAAACCAGCAAATTCAGGATTAGCTTCTTTTTCTTCATCTGATAATTCAATAGGAGTTTCAATTACATCGTAATGAACATTGTAATTAGCATCTCCTTTAAGTTCTGCCCACGCATTAGCAACAGAACAATTAAGAACACCGCCTCCACCTTTATTGGTAGCAGCTAGTTTAGCTCCGAAAGTTTCTTCACTTCCTTTGTAAACAAAACCTGCATACTTGGCTCCTTCTTCATCCACTACTACACCTAGATAATCTCCAGCAGAGACTTTTAGGAGTTTAGAAGTTTCAGGAGTTACTTTAATAGTACCTGGAGTTGGTGCTAAAATAATTTGAGTTCCAAAGTCTTTCTTTGGTCGAACATTTGTTAATGATTTTAATTTAATCATAATTGAATAAAAATTAAAGGGTTAATAAAAAATTAATAAACACTATTTTAATAAAAAGTTAAGTTGGTAGATTTGGGAGCTAATAATCTACCTCGTCAGTAGTAATATCTTGTGTTACATCTGTATATGGTACTTCTTTACCATTAGCATCAATATAATAATTATCGGGGTCTAATTCATTAGGAGATTTTAATCCATTAATAACATCATCTGCAATTTCTCCTGCTCCATTAGTAAAAGCTCTTGCATCTAACATTCTTCTCCAATATTTAATCCATACGTCTTTTTCATGTAATTCAGCTTCTCTGGATTCAGATATACTAAAAGAACCATATCCTACAAGTTCTCTAAAACTACCATCTTCCATTTTCATCATACGAGTTAATTTGTAAGTAGTTCTTTTATCTATTTCTCTTTTAGTTGTATTATCTGGTTGTTCATTAATAGTACCAGTACCTACAATAACGGGTATTTTGGCTCCTTTTTTATCTACTAGAATAGTTTTTCCTTCTGCATCTGCTTTAGCAAAAGCATAAATAGGAACAGCATCTTCTGTTTTTTCAAAGTGAATCCCGTGTTTAATACATAAAGCTTTTTGTAAATGTACACCAAGAGTAGGTCTTCCATTAATAGGATATATTTGACTTATACTAGTAATAAATGGTAAACCTAATTCTCTACCAGTCATTAAAGCAGTCATCACATCTTGAGGACTTTTAAGGGGAACTAGTTTACTTTTACATAATACTTCTGCTAAAGCTAACATTCTAGCAGGAGTACTAAAATCTTTGTAATCTAGTTTAGATAGTTCTTCTGAACTATATTTTTGGGGAACGTTTGAAACATTGTTATTATCAGTACTTTCTTCAATAGAAGAAGTTGTAGTTTCGCTATTGCCAGTTTTAGCTACTTCTACAACTTCTGTACTCTTAACTTCGTCTGTTTCATTTACTGTTCGATTTTGCGTGTTTTCAGACATTTTTTAAAATTCTTATTATTAGTTATACATTTAATATGTATTGCCATCTCTAATAACACTACAAATATAGTGTTTTTTAATGACATTACAAACATTAGAGGCTAAAATTTACTTCAATTTAGGCAAAAAAGTTAAAGAATTATCATCTTGTTCATTCTCTAACTCGTTGCTATCCGATTTCGATAAGTCAAACGGAATAATCCTACCATTGATTAAATCGTCTTTAAGCCATATATTTCCTACCTTTCCATGCCTTGATTTCAATTTACTCAAATGTATCAAGTCTTTTGTAGGATATTTTTTAGTTCCATAGGTTTCTAGTTTTAAAAGTTGAGGTTGATGTATTACAAAAACATTATCACAAGCATTGTAAATTTGACCTTGAGCATATATATCGCTCTTTTGAGGATAATGTAGAGCAGGGTTAGTTAATCTTCTAACATCTTCAATATTGTTATTAAGTTGTCCTATAAGATTAATCATAGCTTTAAAATTCTTTCTTAAAACAATAGATAATTTACCAGTATTAAGCATTAATTCTAATAAATCACTTTCATCTAGCTTTTCTATTAATAAAGTATGGTCAATATTAACTATTAAAGCTATATCCTCATTAGGAAATTTAGCTTTAGCTTTGTTATATATATCTTCAACTGTGTTATATATAAGATGAACATTTCCGGGATTATCTACAAAAATAATATTTTTAGTAGAGTAGTAATCTAAAGCAGTTTTAACTTTAATAAGATATTCATCACTTAAAGTATTATAGTTTTTAGTATCTTTATCATATTGGCTACTCAAAAGATAACTATAACTAATACCCAAATCTGCTGCACAAGCTCTTAATATTTCATCAGTAGCGGACATTTCAAAACAAAACTGTATTATAATAACTCTTCTTTTAAATCCTATGTTTACATTACTTACAAAAGCTCTATTTAATTGGTTTAAAAAATAAGACTTACCATGACCTGAAAGACCTGCCCATAAGTTAACATTAGCAAATCTAAAGAATTTACCCATTGCTATATTAAGAACAGGTAAATCGCAATATAGTCCTAATTGTTCTCCTTTTCTTTCACTAACAACTAGATTATAAGCTTCTTTAACTACATCTCTTGCAAATCTATAATTTAAAATTGTTTTTCCCATAGTTTAAAAATCTTCATCTAGTTTATTACTTTTTTCACTAATTATACTAAATTCTGCTATTCTCTCTTTTCTTAGAGTTTTCCAAAATTCAGAAGTTAAGAACTTATTAATACCCATACGTATAGCATTATTTTTTACACCATACTCTATATCTTTAATAACTTCTTTATGTTCTTCTAAATTTCCCATTATCTTAGGCATATAAATCTCTCTAAAGACTTTTTTATCCATAGCCGTTAGAGGGATTTGTACACCTTGATTATCCCTAACAAAAGAGGGATATGCATCAAATATTTCATCAACAGCTTTATTACCATCAACAAAAATACTTAAAAAAGTATTTCCTAACTTCACACCTTTACTAGTTACTACCAAAAAATCTTTCTTAACTAAGTCTTGTATAAGATGTGTAGAAATCATAGCATTACTAGGATTAGGAAACTTTTTTTTATAGAGCTGTATCAAATCTGTTCTTTTAGCATATACTAAATGCAAGAATAGAAGTTGCTCTTGTGTTAAGTCGTATTCGACTAAAAAATTCACATAAGGTTCTACTAAAATCATCAGTTAAAATTAAATATCATTTATACTTATGTCAACAGTTTCTGTAGGAGTAAAGGTAATTTCATCTATACTATCAACAATATATATATCATTAGTAGCTTCGGATTGTCTTTTATCTAACCATCTTTCTTCTTGAGAATCTTTAACATAAAGATTAATTAATAATGCTACTTTATTAGCATTAAACATATCTCTACGTTTGGCTCTCCCACCTCTCTGCTTATACTGGGTGAAATTACTAGTACCACTTGCAGTTAAACCTAATCCCATATCTGCAATATCTAATCCTTTATCTAAAGAAGAAGCTGTACATATAATTCTTGACTCTCCAGACTTTATTCTATCTATAGCTCTTCTTTTTAATCTAGTACCACCAAACTTAATAAGTTTATTAGTTTTAGGACTAGGTAAAAGAATAGTTTCTAAATTAGAATGGTAAACTACTGAAATACCTTGTTCTCTTTCATTTAGCAATAAATCTACCTTATCTGCAAAAGCAGTAGATTGGCTAAATATAATTGTTTTAAGGTCTTTAAACCTCTCGCATATATCTAAACATACTTTTACTTTATTTTCTGCATTATACAATAAATCTTTTCTTTTTCTTATACTATTAAGTAAATTAACAGCATATCCAAAGATTTTATGAGGATTCCATAAGTCATTGATTCTATTATTAGTATCAACAGTTAAATCCATATCTCTTCTCCAACCTTTGCTAAAGGCATAGCCATAAGCAAATTGTTTTCCATCATATACTTTACCATTAGCGTGTTTTCCGCCAGATAATATCTTAGAAGCTAAATCAAGCTGTGTTCCTTGAGGAAATTTACTCATACATTCAGCTATAGTATCACTATACTCTTGATATACTTCTTTTTCTCTTGCTGTTAGAGTAACTCCTAAATTAAATTCTAAATAAGGAGATATATAACCTTCTCTAATAGCTTCTTGTTCTGAAATAACATCAATTATAGGAAATAAAACCTGTAAAAATTTATGTCTATTTTTAGAATCTTTATAAGTTCCTGTAAGACCAAGATTATTATCATATCTGATATAAGTTCTATCTACTACCTTAATAAGTTCTTCTGAATAACATTCATGTATTTCATCTACTATTAAAGTATTAGTTTGTATCTTTATTTCAGAATTAATAATAGCATGAGGAGTATAAATAGTAATATACTCTAATTCTCTTTTAAGAAGATGTTCATCAAGAAAAGATTTCCATTGATTCTGTATATTAGCAGGTACTATTATCACTATATTGTGTTTAGAATCTATCTCAAATAGCTTCTTAATAATAAGAATTGCTACATAAGTTTTACCAACACCTGTAGGATAATGAAGCACTCCACGTTTGTCTTTTGAGCTTCCGTGTTTACTACTATTAAACCATCTATCAACACCTATTAATTGACGTTCAAGTTTTCTTTGGTCTATTTTCATTAATTAATTTTATTAATATTACTTACTTCTACATTCTGGACCCAT